AATACTTGTAAATCATATGACTCACCGCCCCATGTAGGCAGCTCTGCTATGTACATATAAGCTTGCTCTTCATCACTACTCAACTTATCTGTTGTATATACAACATGTTCTATTGAACCGGAGTCACCGCTCCCTGCATAATATACCTTAATTCCAGTAACGCCAAGATTAGCCAACTCAAGGAGAAGGCTTGTCATTCCTAATTCTGTCATAATTATTTTGTTTTGTAAAATCTCCCGAGGATATTACCATTAAGGTACTCCTCCTTTTCTAAGACTTCATACAGAAACTGATGTTTAGTTTCTTGATAGGTAAGATCCATACTACTAAAGCATATGAGTAGTATCTCCCGTTTAATTACTATACCTTTTTTGTAAGCATCCTTCAGTATTTTGTTACTGCTGTAATACTTCATAAAGTCTGGTTTAGTCTCCCGGACATACTTTTTGAGTCTTTTATCTGTTAGCTCTGCTAAAGCTTTTTTACCAAGCTTTTTCTTTACATTGGAGTAGAAGTTCTTCTTACCAATATATCTTACTGCTTTGCCATCAATAATAGCACTCATCTCATAGATAAACCCTACTGCATTTTCAGGTATATCAGCTTCAGTAAATTCTTTACCTTTAAATATCCACATTAGAACTTGTCTTTTATTAGATCATCTAGTTTTTCTTTGACTTTGATCAACCCGTGCACAGCAATAGAGTCAGATAAATCTTTCTCCATATCAAGTAGTATTGGTTCAAACCCATATCTATCTTGATACTTTTGCATAGATGCTATACCGGCTGTATCATTGTCAAACATAACACAAATTTTTCTAAATTTAGACTTTAGTCTATTTACAGTAGGCTCACTAAGCATACTATTTTCACTGTCTGGAGCAATAACTTCTATGTGCTTATAACCTAACTTAACAAAACACATTAAGTCTTTTAGAGAAGATGTAATAACCAAATTCTGATTATTAAGATTCAGTTGATCTGTACCCTGAACATAATTCTGGACTTTGATAAACTTCTTCTCAGTATTCTTAGGCATATAAATCTTGTACAAAGAACCATCAGTTCTAAAATAACCATAGATATATCTGCTATTAAATACATGAGAGATTATCTCACCATCTTCTTCTTTCTCCATCTTGAAGAACTCGAGAGGAGCTACTTCATAATACTCAAGTAGTTTAGACCCTATCTTGTATTTAGACCAATAAGCCTCATCAAGGTTTGTCCAGTGTCTTATTTCATAATCAACTACTTTGTACTTATCTTGAATCTTTAGAGCTACTTCTTCTCTTGTACCGTTATCTTTTATATAGTTCTCATAGTCAGCCTTTATTTTGGTAATGGCCTGTGCAGTATCTAAACTATACAGATATCTTACTAAATCAACAGCACCGCCTTGGTGGCCAGATGAGAAATCTTTAAACTTATATACTCCTGATGATGCATCAAAATATATAAACATTGAAGGTACTCTATCTTTAGAATTAAATGCAGAAAGCATTTTTATATCTTGACCGGTAAGTTTTTCTTTTAGATTCAGATAATATTCAAATATCCATTCTCTTGGTACATCTGATAGAGATGTAATTATTTTTGTAGAAATCATGGCCATAAATTTAATAGAAAAAGGGGAGCTGTTTCCAACTCCCCTATACTATTTAGTCTAGGCTGAAGTCAGAAGCTGCTCTCTTTGGGATGTCTAAATCATCATCATCTCCAAATGAACCAACTGCTTTAGTTTCCATTTTCTTAAGGTGCTCTTCTTCATTATACTGAAGTACTGAACCTCCTTTAGGTGCAATAGAGTAAACTCCTTTGCCATCTTTTGGAAACCACATATCATAATTGGTATAACCAGACTTACCTTCATATTCTTTACCTGCAACACAGGCATCAAAATATATATCTTTGAATGGCATGTCTTTATTAAAGGCTTCTACAAATTCTTCAATTGTATCATGCGCATTATCCTGAGCAATAAACCATTCATTGATTCCCAAAGTCTTACAGAGTTTCTGCAGAAACATCAAGATTGATCTATCTCTCTGAATCTCAATACCTGTTTTGGTTTTACCATCTGCAAATGCATATTGGCTAGCTTTCACTCTACCAATTTGACCTGCATAATGTCCAAGAGATTCATTATCCTTATCAATCAAGAAACCTTCAAACCCACTAATAGGTTCTGTTTCTACATTTACTACCAAGTGATAAGCTCCTTGTATAAATTTAAAATCTTCAAGAGCTACACTATTAATCTTTAATGTAAGATTACCTGGTGCAATTGTTTTAGGTAGTCCTGAACCACCTTCTTTTGCTAAATCTGTTGTGCTTAACGCCATTTTACTTTGTTTTTAATTAATCAATAAATACTTTATCCCAGTAAGTCTTATACTCACCGTTTTCATCAATTTCAGAAATTACTATCTCTTCATTTCTGAGATGCTCTGGTCTTGCTCCACAAGATATGTCATCATTAGTTCTAAAGCTGAGGATATTCTTGTTGCCTTTTCTATAGAGATAACCAATAGCATCTGAATTAGAAGTTGTAATTCTCTTCAGCTTACCGGTTAAATCTAGATCCATTGCATTGAATGTTCCACCAGCTTTCTCTAACTGAGTATCTTTTACGTGACCAACAAAGATCACATATGGAGCCCATGTTAGAATATAATCAATGACTTTGGTAAAAGCCTGCCGTGTCCAGAAATATCCTGCACCTTCTGGTAGACCCAGAATGTTACCATACTTTTCTTTACCACCGCCTGGATTAAACCAATTCTTACCCATTGGAGCTTTTGAATAAAGCATCTCAGCATAAGGGATAATCATTTCTTCCAATGCAGTTATGGTATCTACAGCAATATATTTATACGGATTACCCGCTTCTTTAATTGCTTTACCAATCTCTTTGAGTTCTTCAAATGTTTTGGCTTCTACCTTCATTGCATTCAAATACTTTGTACCACCTTCTAAGTCAAGTATAAGACAGTTATCAAGAGTACTTAATAAACTTGTCTTACCAATCTTTGGCTTAGAGAAGATAATTAGATTCTTGGGGCTCTTGCATTCCGGAGCCACCTTTGTAGTTGGCAATACTATTCCCATGATTACTTAGATTTAATAATTTCATTTAACCATTGCTTGTGACTAACAGGTTTGTTCAGCATAATAGCTGCTAAATCCCGTAGTGTAATCTGATTAAATGGTGCATCCTGATCAGGATCCATGATCTCATCAAAGTCTGGAAATAAAGATGTCTGAGTAGGTTCTTCCTTCTCAATTTCAATCTTTACTAACTCAGATACCGGCACTAAATATCTAAAGTGACCATTGGCACCTGGTTCAGTACGCTCATACTCTTCATCATAGTGAGGATTAAACCTCCACTTATAAAGAGTTCTATCAGCATCTTCAGGTTCTAAATCAATACTTGTGAACTCTGTGTATATGTCCTTACCTTTCTTTACTTCACTAGCAAAGAAACCAATGTGCAGTTCATTCATACCTTTTGGTATATATGCACACTTAGGAATAAACAAAGGACTGTCCTCTTGTATTAATTGAAACTTCCAATCATGTTGTTTGAGCAACTCTTCAGTCTTCTCTTGTCTGTTTACATTTGTTGCTTTTGTTGATAAACTCATAATATACATTATTTAGTTGTTAATCTTTTCTCCTGTTGAGGAGGTGTAATCATCTCTACAATTTTCATCTTTTCAAATTCAGCTCTGAAAAAGCTAAGTCTTGTGTCACCATTCCTACATTTCAGAAAGTGCAAGACTATAACTCTATCATCTTCAATCACATACCTATCAGGACCATAAAATCTAATCTTCTGTTTAGCAGGTCTATTGATACCTATGACAGTATCAGCATGCTGTAACAGAGCATCAGCCCCGAATAAATCAGACTCCAAAACGTAGTTACCATACTTACCCTCTTCATTTCTCTCCGGATTATCTATATTTCTATTGAGCTGACTTAGCACAACAAAAGATATAGGAAACTGTCTTTTGAGTAATGTGAGAGCTTCACCAAGATTATTAAGCATATCGTGTTTATCTTTCTCAAATGGTGCTTTCTTAAACAACAATGAGTGGTCTATAGTAATCAACACTTTTGGCATAATCATATTACCTTCAGAATCATAAGACAAATGAAATTGCATGTAATCCCTTACTATCTCCTTGAACTCTTCAATTGTACAAGGTTTCTCTACTACATCTATGGGATATTTCACCTTTTCTTTTGCGTAATCATAACATTTTTGTAAATCAGAATCACTTAGTTTTCCATCAGCACTACATAGGTACTTATAGGATCTACCAATAACACTAGAATACTCACGTATAGCAGATGTTCTTGCTAGCATCTCAAACTGAAATTGCAGTACTCTAAAATTCTCACCTGGGTTGAGAGGGAAAGACTCCCGTACAATCTGTTCTGCAATTAGTGTCTTACCACTAGCTGGTCTACCACCTATAACTGTGAGTGTATTCCACTCTATTCCATCTGTAGTAGCATCATTAAACTTAGGCCATGGAGTTTTAAGACTCT